TTTATATAGTAATGATACCATACTAATTATTAACGTATTGGAACTAACCATTTCCGCGAGCGTTGTCTTCTTCTTTTGCAGCAATCAAGTCTTCATAAACTCTTCGTCTACGCGCTGCTTCAGCAGTCTGGGAACTAGTAGTAATTCCATAGAAAGGACTGCCGACAAAACTTGCAGCCTGGTTTACTGCTTTGTCAGCAATGATTCGGTCTAATGAATCTCTGTAAACAGGGCTGTCCTCATCTACGTTAGAGAAAGATTGCGGAACACCAAATAGACCTGCAAGAAAGTCGTTCTGAGAACTGTCAATTCGTTGACGAATATTTGGAATCTTACCAATCCAACTCAACTGAGGAACTGTTTGTGCAAGATAATACAATTGGACTTGTTGTGCTGGTGGAAGGTCGTTGTATGCACTAACAAGGTCGTTCCTTGTGTAAAGTTTCTTTTCAAAAGCGCCTTCCAAAAGAACTCTTATAGGTGCTGGAAGCGACGCAAGGATTGTTGAGTTTGGTTTATCTGTAACTCTAAACAGGCTAAGAATCTCTTGTGGTATTAATCCCAGTTCGTTAGGTCGTCCTCCACCTGGAAACGCTAAGTCTAGGTTTAAGCCAAGTGGAGTATCTGGTGCTCTACTTAGGTTGCCTAAGCCGCCAAGAGGAAGTACGCGCAATGCACCAGGAATTAATGAAATTATACTAGATGGTTTTCCCCCAAGTGCCATACCACCAAAGATTGCTAGAGCCGAACCAAGGTTCTTGTTTGTTATAATATTTGAAACATCAGAGTCCAATACAAAAGCGCCAGCATCTCTGCGTCGTCTTTCTTGATACTCCGTACCCATCATGTACTCTTCTATTTCTGTTTCAGTCATACCCGCATCACGCATAGCCTGAATTTCTCTCTCCTCTATATCTTCTGGTCTTTCACGTAGAGAATTACGAATATAGTTGTAGCGATTGTATGCTTTAGGGTGAGCCATAGCATGTTCAAAAGTCATCGCTAGGTTTCTGCTTGCAAACATCCAAAAAGGCATGACTAGACGTTTGATAACGTCATCAACTGCTGATGTAGTTGTGTAGTCAATAAGATATTTATTAGTTCTGTTTATTGCTTCTTCAAGTGGAAGACCTTTCATGAGTCCGTCATAAGTTAAAGCAACGCGTTGTGCATCCGAGATTATTCCAGCCCAGTTCCTAACAATAGAAGGAGGTATTCCCGCTACGGCAGATATCTTGGCTGCTGTTTTGCTTTGACCGCCAATTCCGTATTTACCGATAATGGGAATTCTTCCAGTTACTGGTTGACCTGTGACTCCAGTAGAACCAAAACCTACAATTGGTAGTTCTCCAGCAACTTCTCCAGTTCCACCACCGCCACCACGAAGACCTTGAGAACTGCCAGTCACATATCTTCTAAAGATTTCTTTTGGAACATTGTCAGAGGGTTGTCTGTAAATATTCTGAGGGATTGATGACATTGACTCAAGAAATGCTTTGCGTTCAGTGGTGTTTGTAATTTTCTTGTAAGCAAACTCTTCAAGTGTTAAACCAGAATCAATAAATTGCTTGTAGTATCTAAGAATTGTCTTTGTAAACTCTAGGTTTGCGCCAGCAGTCAACATTTGGAACGTATCACCAAACGAGTTTCGTCGCACATACCCTGGAGTAGCCAACGTCCATGTCTTCCACATTGATTGATAAGCATTGACCGTAGCATTGAAAGCGTTCTGAGTTTCTACTTGTCCCAACTTTTGAATGTTGGTTAACATTTCTGCTACTTCACGACGCGCTGTAATGTCAGGAATAGTTTGGAAGTTAAGAACATCAAAGCCATCTTCAGCAATCTTTACAGCATTTCTCCATTGAGTTGGCGTTACTTGCGCAGCAGTAAAACGAATATCATCAATACCTCTTAGTACGCTGGCAACATAAAGTTCTGCCTCTTGAATATTTAATGGTATTAATCCAACTGGATAATTACCAGACTGTACGAGTGCGCGAAGTTCATCAATGTATCTACTTGCATCAGCAATACCATCGCTCAAAACCTGCATACTTACGGGGAAGTTTGGCATACTTGTAACAGAACGAAGTTGTGAGGCTAAAGTAGCAATTTTAGTACCTAATTCATCAAGGTCTGCTGGGTCAAAGTCAATCAAACGTTCTGGGGATAAGTATATTTTAAACGAATCTTCCAAATCCGTGATGTCTTGGTAAAACTTCTTAATACCAGCAGGAGTTACTGGTAAGTCAGTTCCAATCTTACGGAATGTATCCAAGTAAGGTGAAAGAGGACTAACTGCCTTGAGGACAGCCTCTCCAAAGGACATATAACTAGCGTGCTTCTTAAAGTAGTTACCCAAAATCGGAACGAACTCTTCTTCAAACACATTGATATTTCGCTTACCCAATCTTCCACTATCTCTGGCAATTTGGTTTAGTCGTGCTGGACCACCAGCCAAGTCATCAGCGGTAAGTGTACGTCCAAAGAATGATGAACCTTCTTTAAGGGTTCGTTCCATAAAGTTTGTGGTAATCCAAGTAGGGTCAACAACTTTAATATCTATTTCTTGACCGATTTCTAAAGCCTTCTCTGCGTTTCGTGCAGCCCAGTCAGTGAACATCTTGGTTTGAGTAAGGGGGAAATAGCCTTCTAGGAAAGGTAAGTCTTCAGTGTTACCCAACGCCTTATGTAGGGCGTTTGCTTCTTGCCATGCATCACCCAATACTTCTCGTACTGTATAGACTGCCTGTGCTTGCTGTCTTGTTGGCACTAACCCACGCAGCGCCCAATCACTTTCGTCCACAGAAAGAAACGGAATGAGAGACTTACCAAACTTGGAATCAATCATTACACTTCTACCAGTGTCTGGGTCTACATATCTCAATCCTCTGTTAAACAATTTGTTTGCGTTAGTCATTGCAGACGCTCGTGCACGAATAATAGCGTTATTCAATCCAATGACGTTTAGATAGTTAACCGCTTCTGCGCCCTTTACACTTCCGTTGCGCAGAGCAGTTCTCATTTTTAAAATCATCTCGGGGTCAAAAGGTCCACTTCTCACATTTGGAGTAATGGCTTTCATAAACTTGTCGCCAACAAATCTTGTTAACTTCATTCGTGTTTCTGATGCTGCGTTGCCAATAAACTCTGATACAACAGTAGTACCAGTAGAGCCAGCGACTCCTGAAGTTCTTGCTTGACGTCCAAGAGCAATAGACCTACCACCAAATAGACGGTTGGTTCCTACACGGAATCCACTCTTTGCACCTAGTGCCTCTGCAACTTGTCCTCGTACGGCTGCATAACCCCTAGTTGCAATATCACCAATGACATCATCTGTCAGTGTTTCAACAACGGCTTTTGCGGCTGCTCGTGTAGCATCAGGTAAAGTTAAGTTTGCTGCATCGCGTACTGCAGCAGCGCGGATTGCCTTAACATTCTCAGCCAAAGAAAGGCGTGATGTTTCGCCATACTTTCTTGGCATCAATGAACCCTTTTGAACATAACCAAGGCTTCTGGTTGCTTCAATATTGCGCGCTAAAGTTTGGTCTGCAATATCAAATGCCTTACGTGCTGCACTAATGGCAACACTGTCACCACTAGCCAATGCGGCGTTGAGTGCTTCTTCTGCAGTTTTCTTAGCGCCAAAGGAAAGAATGCGAACATCGTCTGCTTCAATGATTCTTGTAGCCTTTGATTTTCCTGCAGAAATTACAGGCTTTCGTGCAGTCTTGCCAGTGATGTTTACATATTTAGATACTTCAATAGCAGCATCATCAAATGCTTTTTGTGCTGTTTGTAAAATATCATCAGATAAGTTCTTAGTGCTAGCACTGGCTACATTAGCAAAAGGTGTTCCTTTTACTGTTTGTGCAATGTCATCAGATATCTTGAATAAGTCATCAGCAGCAGTCTTTAGGTTATCAACGGCAACTTGAGGAACTCCAAACTTTATAAGCGCTGCTTCATCAACCTTGCTGAGTAAATTGTCTGCTTCTTTTTCAAATAGTCTTGCTACGCCTCTGGATACTGCTACTCGCGCTCCGTCTGCTGCAACATTGGCAATCAAACCACCAGTAGGGAAAACCAGGTTTGTAGGGTCTAGAACCATATCTCCTGCAAGACCCAATGTTCTGTTTGCCCATTTGCCCCAAGTAGTATCATTAGGGAATGGAGAAACCTCACTACCAAAACCATACTTTTCGTCAACTAGTTTTTCTTTCAAACCTTGATAACTAGGAGAACCTTCAACACCAGGAATTGCTTTTGCTAATTCTGAAACTCCAGCAATCCCTGACCTACCAAGTATTCCTATACCCTTTATCGGGTTTAAGATTGATTGAGTTGCTATTGATGCTTCTCCAGTAGATGGCAAACCTAATTGTGAACCAGATAGTTTTACGCCGCCTCTATCTTTCTTCTTTTCAGCAAGGTACTTTGTTATTGCTATTTTTGAACTTGTGGGTACTAGCGGGCTATCAAGAAGATTTTCCATCCATGTTATTGCTGGACCATCTTCTGGTCTGAGAGGAAAAATACCAGTCTCTGGGTTATAACGAACTACTTTGCCAGTAATGGGGTCGTCAAACGTTACATAGAAGTCTTCACCTACTTCTTTAAAAAATGGACCGTAGGCTTCTTTTCCAAAACCTGAAGCGTTGTATGCAGCAGGGTCATTTCCCCAAACATATGTCTTATCTGTACCAGTAGCACCAGCATTACCAGTAGGAACTTCTGCACCTTCATAATAAGGAAGATTTATTCCGAGGCTTTCCGCCTGTGCCTGAGCCGCTATTAATCTTCGCTCTTCAATATCTAGTTCTCTGTCCGAATTATAAGGAGTACCAGTTGGTGCTTTTTTAATTCTTACTGCATCAGCAAAAGTGCTTCCTGGTCGTGGAGTATCTACTATTGGTCGTGGTGCTCGTGGTAATGCGTCACGAACTGGACGTGCTTGTACAACCTTCGCTGGTGTTACTGGAATGCGGTCAGGAGAAATACGATTCGGTATTGGCTTATTCCCAGGCGGCATATTACATTCCTCTACTGATGATGTCTAATAAGGCTTTAGTTTTATTATTAATTCTATCAGGCATAATTCTTTGTGGTGGCATACCTGAAACTACTGGTCTGCTTGGACCAGGACTACTTCTAACTGGGAAGGGAACCTCTGGTGGAGGGATAACTCGCGGTGGTTGTCCCATTGTTGCGTTAGTTAACCATTGTTGCACAATTGCATTCTTGTCTAAAGTGCCCGTTGGAACTGGTGTAGTTGTAACTGGTGCAGTTGTAACTACTGGCGTGCTTGGAATAGACGATAGGTTTGGTCCACGAGTCGTAGGAGCAGGAGCATTAAAGACACCTTCTGGAACTCCCCTTATTTCAGGACCATACTGATTATAAATTTCTTTAGCAACTGCTAGTTGTATCGCATCTTCTCTTGGACCAATACCCAAAGAACGAAATCCACCTGATATGCTCCCTATCTTTGGGAACACGGCACCAGAGTCATAAGTTGCTTCAACTTTTGGAATCCTGTATCCAGCGGAATCGTATGGGTCGTAAACAAACTTCCCAATTTTATTGTCAAATTCCTTTTTATCTGCATTGTATTTTAAGTCAACGGAAATCTTCTGGTCATTTAGTTTTGATGCAAACAGCAAGTATGAGTCTAATGTTTCAAAGTTGCTATTTGCTACTGGCGTAAACAACTCTGGATTTTCCTCAATTAATGCAAACGCTGCATCTTCTCCTTCATTATTCACTACGTCAGCAATAGCCGCTGCTGCTTCTGTGTCGGTTAAGCCTCCACCTTCAGCAACTTTCTTAAGAATGGTTGCTTCGTTTCTTTTATAATACTTGTTGTAGGTATTTAAATCAGGTGCAATCGTTGGAAGATAATTATCTCTTTTGGGTTCGTCTGCAAGCAAAGACTCATATTCTTCTCTGGTGCCAGTAACATCTGGCAAATCAAGCCAATACTCTGGGTCAACTCTTTTATTTCTGGTTACTGCCCAACCCAAAACTGCGTTAAGAAACAATGCTTCTTCTTGAGTTAGTGGTGTTGTAAAATCATCACCATAACCTGTAGGTAAACGTGGTGCCATTATTATTTACCTCTCATCAAACGACCTAGTGCGTCCCAATCAACACCAGAGAAATTTATTGAACCATCAGCATTGCGCGGTGGCGGAGTAGCGTTACCACTACCATAAATACCTGCCAAAGCATTACGCAAACTTTGTTCGTAACCAAGTTGTGCTTGAGAAACGCCCAACTGCTGTCCTTGGATTGATTGTAAGATTTGTGCAAGTGCTGCATTCTTTTGAACATCTAAAGCATTGGTTGAAGAAAGGTTTTGAGCACCAATTCTAGAAGCCGTTGAGGTTCTACCCATATCAACTCCTGCAAGACGTGATGCCTGACCCGCTGCTTCATTTGCTTTCAAGTTTTCAATTAGACGGTTGTAAGCGTCTGCTGTTCCAGCGTATGGTGCTGCTGCTTGTACTGCAGCCTCGCCAATAGCCTGAGTTGGTGCACCAATAGCCTGTGCATAAGCAGATATAGCGTCCTGTGACAAAGTTGGTGCTTGAGCAGCAGGAAGGTTTGCGAATGCTCGTGGAGCAGCGGCTGTCAACCTATCTCTTAGAGCATCATAGTTAGTTGTTGTTTCTGTCGTTGCTGCAGCGACTCTATCAGCCAAGGCTGCTAAGGCTGTGTTGTAATTAGTATTAACTCCACCCTCAAGTTCCGCTTTGTTTGCAGCAATCTGTGCAAGCAAAGGAGCGTACTGTGCTCCTGCTCCTGCTAATTGTTGTTCCAAATATCCTGCTGAACTTTGAGCGCCTCGTTCTGCTGCTTCGCGAGCAAGTCTTTGTGGTTTGGTTTCACCCGTATAAGTGCCTCCTCCACTGCTTCCACCTGTGGACTGGCTTTGTAGCCACTGGTAATACTCTGCCCAAGATGTAAACCCTGGCGGTGCTGCTACTTCGTCTGTGCTACCATCTTGCCCACCACTTGTCGTGAGTGCAACTGATGGTTTTGCTGCAGCAGGAACTGCAGGAACTGCAGGCATTGCAGGTCTATTGGTAAGACCACGACCACCCATAGGTGCACTTGTCGGTGTTTGTTTACCTACAATCTGACTTGCTCTGTATTGCGTGAATCCTTTATCCATTGCCATGATTAACTCCCTAAATTCAGTAGACTGTCAGCAGTCTGTGCTATTAATTCTTCTTCGGATATATCTTTATCTGTGCGGTCGTAGTTGGCAAGTAGATTTTCACCCTTGAGTTGGTACTGTCTCTGCTCTCCAGCGATGTCTTCACTTAGATTTGCCCTTTGTCTTGCGGCTTGAGCACCAAATGCTCCTAATGCTTTATTAAAAATACCTGACTTGATTCCTTGACCGTACAAACCACGTTTACCGTAAGAACGACCAAACTGTGGAATCTGTTCAGTTACTTGTCGTTCAAAGTCTTGTTGAGCACGAGTACCTCTTGTTTGCGCTAAGAAGCGTGCATATTCGTTGACTGATGATTCTGCAGCAAAGCCGCCTTGGTTGGCTCTTCGTCTGCGTTCAAATGCTGTTGGGTCGTATACCATAATGTTCCTTTAGTTATAGACCAGGGTGACTAATCCTGAGAAGTCGCTCATACCTCGTAAGAAGCCAGGTTGTGCACTGTGATTAACCATGGCAAAACCTTGAAGACTTCCGCCCTTAATGTTTGTAAGCATTCCAGCGTTTAGTGTGACATAAGCATCGGCGTCGTTACCTGATAGTGCTACGCTTATTTGACTTCCAACGAATGTCAATGCACCAGTCTTGGTTCCCGATGAGTGACCCTGTAGGTAGAATGTTCCAGAGTTTCCTCTGTTTGTTTGTGCAGCACTTGCGCGCTTTACATAAAGAGTTCCAGAGTCTGGTTCCCATTGAGCAAAGTTGTCATCTTGGAAAGTGTCCGTACCGTAGAACCAACCACCATACAGACGTGATGTTGTAGAGTAACCTACAATTCCTTCTGTTGTCGTGCCAAGCCATGCTGTATCCGCGAGGTTACGAGAGTCTGCTGCAGCGTTGATGTAAGTGTATGTTCCGTAAGGCTTGGTGTAGTGACCAGTTGCTGAGCCGCCCTGTGTTGAGTTTCCAGCGTTATCAGTAGCAATAATAAAGTAAGTAACGCTCCAAACCTCACCTGATGGTGTATTGCGCCTATTTGTAGGGATAGCAAAAGTTGTACTACTTGCACCAAACGAAGCAAGAGCCTGCGATGTCCCTGAAACAAATCCACTTGTTGAACCATAATAGAGTTGATAAACCGTTGCCGATGCAACACCTGATTGAGAGTCTGTAATAGCGCCCCAAGAAACAGTGTCAGTAGTACCATTGGTTGCTACAACAGTAGGAGTAGGAACAGTCGGTCCAGTATTGTCATACTCGTACACTTGCTTCCATACACCACCTACCTTGGCATGAATCTGTGAAACACCTTTCCACGCTCCAGAAACTTTGACATAGGGACGTTCAGTACCCGTAATCTCATTCCACGCGCCAGAAACCTTGATATATACACTCATACGTAAACAAACCAAATATCGCCATCAGTGGAAGTACCACTAGGACTAGAAGTGCTAAAAGTTGTCTTGTTATTATTGCCTGATTGAGACAACTGAACACCAAGAAGTTTTGATGCAGCAATCGCAGCAGAAGCGTTAATGTCTTCGTTAACAATTGTACCATTAACAATGTTTGCGGAAGCAACCGTAATCGCTGTAGGCAAAGCACCTGTAGCCAACTTGGATAATGCAATAGCAGCAGCCGAGTTAATGTCTGCATCAACGATAGTGTCGTTAGTAATGTTTGCTGAGGTAATAGTAATTCCTGCAGGTAGTGCACCAGTAGCCAACTTGGATAGTGCGATAGCAGCAGCAGCGTTGATTTCGTTATCTGTTACTGCACCTGTAGCAATCTTTGCTGTAGTAACCGAAGTTGGTGCAAGTTGCGTAGTACCAATGGAGTTTGCCTCCATATTAGCACCAGTAATAATAGCGTTGATATAGGTTTCAACACCAGTCCAGTTAGCGTTATGGTCGGCAGCAACAATAGAGGTACCTGTTACAAAAGGGGGAGATTGAACTGAATAAGTCATGTTTATCCTTTAATGTTTCGTCGTTTGAATTTGTATGCGAGAGAGTTAACCCCCCACCTTCTACCCGAAGGGGAACCAACAGTAGGACCCGTAAATTCAAGTTGAATTGCTTTACATCTGCCGAACCTCTGTCCTTGAACCAAACTTGGACCAATATCAGAGAAACCGTAAACAGCGGTATCGTATAAGGCTGTTGGACCATAGACAGCACCAACGGTGTTAGCAGATAACTGAATTGTTTGGCTTCGTACAGCAGTAGAAGAGTCAAAGTCGTAATAGATTTGTACGCCAACCGTTGTGTCTAATTCAACTTCTTTCATAACATAGTTGGGTCCAACGAATGTCTTGTCTTGGACATACCTGTCGTCATAAAACCAACTAGTAGCATAAGTTGTCTGAAATAGATTTTCGGTAATTGCTGCTCCGTCGTATTGGTCATCTTCTAGGTTGTCAAAGTCATCTGCATAGGCAGCAAACTTCACATCTGGACGCATCATGATATGCCATGCACTATCTGATGAATCCCTATAGTCGCACCCAGTAATAACACCATAACCATCAGAAGTTTGGAACATCGTGTACGCACCAAATTGTCCAATGCTTTGGTCAAAGATAAAGTTAACAGCAGGATAAGAAACAAGAGGTCCGTTAGGAATAGGGTTGTATGGTGCTGCCATCCAAAGTCTGCCGTTAATATAAGACAGTGAGAGTTGGTCTAAGGCTCCTGAGTTAATTTCATTATTAACAATAAGTGGGCTTAATCGTAGGAATATATCTTGTAAACCACTTCGGTTATAGAAGAACAAACCCTTAGGAAAGTCAAACAGGTAAGCGCCACCATCTCCTTCAACAACATGCTGAGGATATTCCACGCCTGTAGTTGTAGAAATCTCAACTAATTGGAAGTTGTCTACGTCATAACCCATCAACAAGAAGATGGCATTGGGTTTAAATATTAATAGTTGTCCGTCTACAATTGCTAAAGCACGAATACCTTCTCCACCAGCAGCGATATCAATGTAGTCATCCTGTTCCCAGTCTTCAGGGCGACCTTCATGTGACCAACGTAAACGGTTTGGATAGGAAACAGAGTTTTCAATAGTGTTTGCTACGAACATCTTGTTTGCATGAGCCTTGATGATGTTTGCTCTAGGAGCGTAACCACCAGTAGGAGCAGCGTAAGGCTGCCAAGTAGGACCAGAAGCAAGTAACGATGTTGCGTTAGCAGCAGGAGCAATCCACTTGTAGATGTTTGCATTACCGCTGCCAGCAGCAATATATAAGTTCTGTTCCCATTGAGTAAATGCTGCACCGTTTGGATTAGAAACGTTTAGTAAAGCAGCAGCAGGCAAAGGCAATCGCGTAAAGTTGGCACCAGTGGAATACCACACTTCTCCAGAGGTCACAAGAAAGCCAGTTGACATCATAATGTATCTGTTGCTTGCGTCATAAAAGAAAGTGCTCTTCGGATTCCAAGTAGCCTGAGAAACAGCAATAGGCGTTGTGTTCTTGAAATGTATTCCTGCTCTAGTAAACAGACCACCACGAGGGTCAATCTCCATATTGATTAAGAAAGGAGATTCGTTTTCTGCCAACTGGAATTGGTCAGCACGAAAGTTAAGTCCACCAGTAAAGTCGTTCTTTAGTTTGAAGACGATATTACGAGCCATAGTTAGTTATTCCAGAATATTAAGTTGCCATCTCGTAATGGGAATGCAGCATTGTAATAAGGGCTGAGTTGTAGACCACCAGAAAGAACCAGGTCTTGGTTGGAGTTAGGTGCAGTGATGTTTGTACGAGCAAGGGTGATTCCTTGGTCAAAGTGATTCATGTAGACAGCAGCCATCTCAGGGTCTTCCTGGAATTGGAAGCAACGCGCTGTAACAAAGTTGATAATCATAATAGAAAACTCGTCGTTAAGGTCAACGGTCAAACCTGGGTCTGTTAGCCATGCATAACTAGGCTGACGGAAACCACGAATATTAAATTCATAAACACCGTTTGGCTTAGGGTAAATATTTAAACCACCAGCCCAAATAGAGAAATAGGTAGGGAATGCTGGCTGGTCAGATGTTCCGTTCCAATATCGTTGAGCAAGGAATTCATCAACATAGATAAGTTGGTTGCCGCCTGATGTTTCGTTAGTTACAGAAATGAGTTGGCGGATGTCATTAAAATCATTACCTACGTTAGTGCCAGTAGCAGTCGTATGGACTTGTGTAAATCCTGTAGAGTAACGTCGTTGGCTGGCTACTGTATCCAATGAATAGGTTGTTTCAAACCATGGCCATTTAGTGTACAGAGACACTATGCGTTGATACGCTTCTTTAATAAATGTGTCTACAAGGTCTTGGGTAATATCATCAGAAGCACCAGCCCCAATACTAAGGTCGGTGATGTTCTCTACTAGAGTTCTAATCTGAGTGATATTAAGCGCCATCGGTTACCTCGTCCTTTGGACTGTGTTTAGCCCAGTGTTCTTCTTTTTCTTTAGCCTTATCCTCTAAACGCTTCTTTTCAATCTCTTGAAATTGAGCCTTGTACTGGATTAGGCGTAGGGCTTCTTCGCCCTTAATCATTCCGTCATTACCTTTTATAAAAGATTGCAAGTGACCGAAGCAAAGAGGTGTCCCTTTTGCTGGATTTGCTTTGCAGGAGTAGTCATCCCACGCACACAACTTGGGTGCTTCTATGTACGGAACTCCACTTTCGGGTGCGAGCATCGTACCTTCGGGTGTATACACCGAACGAACCGTAAGGTCCTTGACGCCATGAGCACCAACAACTGGTTCCGTGCCTGCTAATACTTGACTCCCTTGAACAAGGGCATAACCGACTGGTTGAATATTTGACATTTAATCACATCCTTCTATATATAAGCACTTTTCTTACACTTGACCTTGTATATACAGAATCGTTGACACCGACCACACCCGAAGGATAAGTGCAGCCGATGCCAACGAAAACTGTTGCTTGTCGGGTGTAACCCTTATATCAGGTCAAGCCAGTGAGCGTTGCCTGACGGTCGCGGTTAGAGCAAGTCAGCGCGCCGTAAGCAAGGATGGCTGCGTAGCGAGCGTCCTTACCGTTGACGATACCTTGCTGGAATGGGGTTGTGGTGAACCAGTTGCCAGCCATGCCAGTCAACTTGAGGTACTTGGTGTTCAAGAAGGACATGCGTCCTGCAGTTGCAATCTTGTCAAACACAACTGGAGTTGATTTGAACATCAAGTTCTGGAAGCCAGCGTTAGCCTTGGCGACGTCCTGATAACGAACGTTCGGGGTCAACAATGCTTCGTACTTCTGGTACTGGGTCTGCGTGGTGACGATGATATCGGGGACATCATTGCCCTTTGACGCATCGTTGTATGCCTCTGCCATGTTCAGCAAGGTGAGAGCACCAGCGACGTTGGTAACCGTTGGGTTCCACCATGTTTCAGTAGCGCCATCAATGCCACCAACAACGTTACCAGTGGTTCCAGCAATGACGTCAATTCCGAAGAAGTTGGTCGTCGCGCCAGTACCAGTGAATAACTGCTGGTTCATGAGTGCCTGCAAGGAGCCTTCAGCCTGAGTAATCTTGGCATTGAGCAACTTGATAACCTGCTCCTTGCCACGGTTCTTGGCTTCTTCAATACCACTGATTGAGATACCAGCAGCGATTTGCTTCCACTCGTACTGTGCGGCTGAAATACCATCTGCCATTGTGGTGGTGATGGTGTCAAAACCTGCGTAGACGGCAGCAGTACCGCTGTTTGCGAACAATACGGGCTCAACAATTGAGGCACCGCCTGTTTCAACAACAACGCGACCTCTCGTGTTAAGGTGGTCCAAAAGCACGTTGGCTTTGAAAATGTTGTCTACGAGTACGTCTCGGTAGTTGTTTAGGGTTGTGGATAGAATTTGGTTAAAGTCTGGGTTTCCAGCCATTTGATTTACCTCCTAGGTAAAGTTGGGTTGATTTTAGAGACCTAGTTGCTTTTCAGCCGCTAAGAATGCCTCTAGTACAGATTTGGATTTTGTAGGTACAACGGCATCGCCCCTTGAAGAACTTCCGCCAGAGACTACTTGGGCTGATTTCTTAGCCTGTGTACGTTGAGAAGTTTGAGCAACCTTTCGCGTTGCTTCGCCTCTCTCGCTGTAAACCCTATCAAACTGGATTAGTTTAAAGGTTTCTTCCAGGTTTTGAGAACCGCTTGCTAGTGCTTTGACAATTACCTCTTCACGGTTAAAGTCTTCGCCGTACTTACGTTCAAGGGCAATGATTTCATTCTCTACTTCGGAAAGTGTTTGCTTGTATTCCAAGTCACGTTTCCACGCTTTGATTTCTTCAAGTTCCTTGGCTAAGGGGTCAACCCACATATCTTCCTCATAAGAGGTTTGGATATTGTGTTGGCTAACTCCATAGTGTTGCTGCAGCAGATTGAGAGTTCCTTGCGGGTCTCGGGCTAACGCTTCCGCTAACGCCGATGCCGTTTGTACATCTTGCTTCTGCTTACTGAGTTCCTGTGTCTTACGGGTATAATCCGATTGACGCTGGTATCCAGCAAGAGCCTCACTGAGTGGTACTTCAACCATTTCCCCGTCTATCTTGATAACCACAGTTTTACTGCCGTACTCATCAAGGTCTAAATATTCAGGGTAATCGTCTTCGTCCCACTCGGACTCAACTGCTTCCTCATCGGTATAATCAACTTGTCCTTCCGAATCTTCAAATTCGTCTAGGGGTTGGTCTACTTCAATATCAGCATAATTTTCTTCGTTACTCATATGTAGGGTCCGTCCTTCTAATGGTTGTCCTATATATAAAGCACTTTTCTTACATTGGTGGTGCTGGTAGCACCCCTGATTCAACTAAAACCTGAATTACTTCAGGCGTAAACCCACCTCGTGTTACAATTTCCTGTAACAGTTCAGGTGGTAATTGAATCAAGATTTCTGGCGGAATCAACTCACTACCAGGGATTTGTGCTAGTTCTGGTGGAAGTTGCATTCCCTGTTCAGGAGCCATTCCTTCTTGTTCTGCCAGCAGTTGCGCTAGTAGTTCAGGTGGTAATCCTGCAAGTTCAGGTGGCAAGCCTGCTGTATCTGGTGCGCCCATTGCTACTTGGTCTGGCGTTGGCATTGGACCACCCATTGGTAGTTCGGCAGGTACTGGCATACCACCAGCAGGAACTGATGATTGAGAAGGATTCTCTGGTGGTGCTTGCTCAGGTGCTTCTTCCTGTGGAGGGTTAAGATACTTTTCAATATCCTTAACACCAAAGCCTTGGTCAAGAACCAACTTAGCCAACATGTCCAGTTTGATAACTCCTGCTTGGGCAAACGGTGCCATAGAGTCAACAATTTGTAGTGCGCGCTGACGACGGAATCCATCATTCATTGGGACAGTAGAACCTGCCTCAACATTAAAGTCAAATTCCCCATCAATGTAACTAGGACCGAACTTAACCCAAGCCCACTTACCTGGCTTATCTAGTACACGGACAGTTTGGTCTTCTGTCATGAACTGTTGGGCTAGTTTGATAAGGCGTGATGCAACTTTGGCAATACCCTTTTCAATGATGGTTAGTTTCTCTGCTGCACGACTGTCTGCTCCACCCTGCAAGATGGTTGCTTCTGTAGCCGTACGGCGAACTTCTGGCAATACACCACGCTGGTAATCAGAGATACCTGACACTCTGTCCATATCTGCCTGAATAAGTGATGACTGATTATAAAAGTCAGGTGGGTTAATTAGGGCAGGCATCGGGTAAACGACATTAGAAATGTTCTCATCACCCTTAACAGGAACCATGGCGTTGTCCTCATCTGAGGAAAGTGCAGCACGACCGAAGTCATCAAAGGCATTTTCCTTAAACAAGTACTTACGGCTGTAACGCTTACGGTGGTTCATCATCTGGGTACGAGTCTCGTTGAGTTCGTATTGCAACGGTTCAATAGCCTCTAGTTCACCCATTGGGTAGAAGAAACCTGGAATGTCATAGTTCCGTAACATTGTAAAAGGATGACCAAAAGCAAAAGGAATGTCTTGGGGCTTTACTAGGAACTTGTCTCCGCCATCAGCAGAGAACACACACATAGTCTTCTTGGCAATGTCGTAATACTCAACAATGTCGCAATATGCTTCTTGACTGTTGATGTCACTGTAAAGAGTCTGTGAACG